TGTTGTTTATTAGTCATACTTACCTCTATTTCAAAAAACTATTTTTTATCTTTATTTTCTTTTTTAGAAACTTCTTGTTCTTTTATTAATTCATTTAACATTTCTATTGCTCCTTGACATTTAACAAACAATTCTTTTGCTTGTTCTTGTTGAAGTTTTATACTGTTAAGTTTTTCTTTTAAGTTGTCCATTTTATTCTCCTGAGACATAATCTAATAAAATTTTATATACAGCCCCGTTTATAGTTACTTGCAGAGTTCTGTCTGATGTAACAGCTTCTGATACAACGGCTTCTTCTTGAGTAATTTCAAGTGCAGAATCTGAGCCTATATTTTTACTACCTATACAAGTATAACTATCTATAGCAGAACTAGGAGCAGTTCCATTTTTAATCATAATTTGACTTCCCATGCCAGCAGTACAATTATCTCCACTTCCATTTATAATTAAATTTGGTCTATTAGTATCATTTGCTGTATCCGAAGCTCCCCAAGTTAAAGCTTTTGCAGCAATTCCTTTATTATCAGTTAATCTTGCTTGTGCAACCATTCTCCATTCTGAAGGTATTCCAGCAGTTCCACTTGTGTCATTTCCGTTATATGTTCCTTGTTGTTTTATGCCAAACTGACCAGCCCATTTTTTATCAGTCCCGTCACTACCATAAGCTGCAATTCTGCCTAAATGAGCATCAGCATCAGTTGCTCCCCATGATACGGTATCAGATTTTGATGTAATAAAAGTTATATTAATCATTTCAGAATCAGTATCATTACCTGCATCATAATTATTAATAACTAAATTAGGCTGTCCAGCAGTATCTCCAGCTACTTGTGTTAAATTCATTTGATTGTAAACAGTAAGGCCTGTTGTAGTATCTGAAGCTTGCCCAAAAATAACATTTTTTCCAACATATAATTTTTTTGCAATACTTACACCTCCTTCACATCTTAAAGCTCCAGTATCTCCAGATACGTCAGATGAATCTGTTGTGCTCGTAATATCAAC